CAGCGCCATCATGTCGCTGTCGAGCAGCCGTTCGGTGTCCAGCGGCATGAACGGCAGGCCGCGCAGGTTGCAGTCCGGCGGGGTCATGGGCGCAGGCAGATCGGGGCTATGCGTCGTGTCCATAGATCCGTCCTGCTCTGTTTGAGGCTCCGCCCTCCGCCAGGGCGTTGTGGGTGAAATTCATGTTGTCCCCCCCGCCACGCGCCAGCAGGATGGACTGGCCGATGATCCCGCTCACAGCGCATCCCCCTCTCTGGCTGGCAGCGGCAAGCCCGCGTCGGCCATCTGAGACTCGACGGTGGCGCGCACGCTGCGCGCGGCGACGATGGATTCAGAGAGCTCGCGGTGCGCCCGGATCAACTCGTCGGCCGTGGCGGTGCCATCCAACAGGGCAGCGGCCGCGGCGCTGGCCTCGGTCTGTTCGCGCATCAGGTTGGTGACCTGGCTCACGTCCACGCCGCACAGCACCTCGAGCTGCAGGCTGCGCACCGCCAGCCCCAGCGGTCGCAGGATGTCGTCGATGCAGTGCCGGCGCCGGTCGTGTGGCATCGCCGCCAGGATCGACGGCAGGAAGTTGGCGGGCAGCAAGTTGGTGTCCTTGCTGTCGTCGTCCAGCCAACGCGAGACGCGGTCGGCGTTGACTTTCATTCGCGAGAATGTGTCCTGCGTGTGAGGGTCGAACCGGATGCCGGTCACGGCCGGGCCGTTGAGCTGTTCGTGGGCCTGGACGATGGCATCAACCATCGTCTCGCGCGACCAGCCGTGGGCCTTGCGCCAGGCCGTGGTGTGTTCGCGGACGATGGCGATCAGCGTTTTGTGCGATACGTTGCGCATGCGGGGTGAGCTCCTGACAGTTACATTCCCGCCATCACGTAGGGGACGACGGGAGAAATCGAATGGACAATTGGGAACGGGACGCGGCCCAGGCCACACGCGCGCTGCTGCAACTGGCCAAGAGCATCGCGGAGAGTGTGCTCGGCCAGGCCAGCGAGGAAACGGTGCGCGAGGTGTTCGGGCGGCTGTGCTGCGAGGTCGACGCACGGGGCGACGTTGAGCCCACGCGCGAGCTGGCCGCCACGCGGCATTGAGGCGTGGCGGCGGCAATGGGTGGCCAGTTCCAGCCCCGTAGAATGGGTGCTCTCACACAACCCTACTTCGGAGAAGGAACCGGCCATGGCAGGAAATTGGCATGTTGTGCTGCACCGAGAATCGGCTGCGGCAGAGGTACTTGCGAGGCAGCAGACGACAGACTTCGAGGGTCATCCTGCAGTGGAGTGTTCGCGCGTCGACTGGACCAATACGCACTATCTCGGCCTGCGGCTGTCTCCCACGCAATTGCATCCTTCAAGGGATTACGAAGCGTGGGTGCCGCACCAATCAGTTGTGGCAGTGATGCAGGTGCAACCCGAGGAGAGTCGTCCGATCGGCTTTGTTCAGCCGACAGGTGCTGCAGGAGCCTAAGGAGTACCGCGCGCAGCGCGGCGGCCAGCGCAGTCTCATGCATGGTTTTCCTCGCCTGCGCCAATAGGCGACGCGGTGTCGGATGCAGCTTGCGGCTGGTCTCTGAACTCCCTCTCCCAGCCGATCATGAGATACCCGAATGGCCGGCTCCATTCCGTCACGCCCTCGGGCGGCGTCAGCCCGGGGATGATTTGAGCCAGCTCGTAGGTGAAGCGGTTGCACACATCACTGACGGGCCGGAAAGTGGCATAGCCAATGTGACGACCAGCTCCATCACGCAGGCGCATGCCCAACAACTCCGGCGCCACCTCTCGCATCTTGGCCCCCTCCAGCACCAGGCGAACACCACCCCCGGCAGGTTCGAGCCAGGCGTGAATGTCCAGGTCGGCATAGGTCTGGAACTCACGCATGGCTCGCTCCGGCTGTGTCGGACTCGGCGGGCGGCTGGCCCGCCATGGGCTCGCGCAATGCGGCCTCCACGGATTCGAGTTGGCGCGCCCCGGGATTGGCGATGCGCCCCTGCGCGAACTTCGTCAGCCAGGAATAGGACACGCCCGCGCGCCTGCTGATGAGCGGCCAGCGGCCCTTATTCAGCTGCAGGCCCGAGCGGACTTCAGAAATTAGAGACATGGCGGCAACCTGAGTTTTGAATGCCGCCAATCTAGCATTATGTGGCTAGATCATCAAGCACCAAAAGGCTACCTCGCCTCGATACACTAGCAATCCAATGCCAGACGTAAAAGAGATCCTCGCCCAAAGTGTCGCCAAGCTGCTGGAAACGCGGCAGGACATCTCGCGTCTGAATCTCTCGAAACTGATGGGTGTTGCCGACGGCACGCTTGGGCGCATCAAATACGGCACAGGTAATCCGAACGTCGAGACGCTTCAACAAATTGCTAAGTTTTTTCGATTTGACACTTGGCAATTGCTGGTCCCCGGCTTCAATCCGCTATCCCCGCCGAAACTGGCCAACACGGCCACAACCGCGGTAGACCTCGCCCCGGAGGAAGTCGAACTCCTCACGCTATTTCGCTCCCTCAACGAGCCAGAGCGGACCTATCTGCTGCTGAACGCGCGCGGATACGTTGCAGGCAACCCCATTCAGAAGGGAACTCCTCCCATCAAAAGCACTGCCTAAAAGGTGGCGCCGCCGAGGGAATGTCATTTTTGTGGTCAGGTGGGCATGGCTGATAAAAGCATAAATGGCGTGGGGTCGGCTCATTCCGAAAGGCGCGAGGCGCTGAAGGCGAATATTTTTTCTGGCGATGATGCGCTCATCATTGCCGCACTTGAGGCAGATGGTCGATTCATCGACTCGCTTTGCGAGCCGGGATACCCCGCCACATTGCTCACTCTAGCCGGTAAGCGGAGGGTCTCGCCGAAGATAGGCAATCCCGAAGCAATTCCAACACTGCGCGGCTTTTTCTATGAGCATGTCCGCCGCGGATCTAGTGCAGCAACGATGTCAGCACAGCTTCGAACAAGACTGGATGTAGCCCCGGGACTCGCTCGGCTTATCGCCGTTGCCGGCATGCGCGAAGTTTGCTCCGCCATCACTCGCCACCGCTGTGCCTCACTGGGGGTAACCGAATACCGATGGCGCAGCATCTGCGCGTACCACATGGAGCGCGACGGCACCATATTCAAGTGGGACGATCCCCCAGAAGGCGGCCACCCTGGAGAGGGCGGTCTGTGTAAATGCTGGGCCGAGCCGAGGCTGCCGCTGCTCGAAGACCTGGACGCGCTGATCGTTCACGGCGACGAGCCATCCCCCCTCAGCCCCACCCCAAGTTTCCAGAATACACAGCCATTGGCCGCCAACGCTGTAACCACAGTTTCGGCCCCTTCAAGTGGGCCGACGTGGCGCACGCGCCTTTCGAACTGGTTTAAGAACATGGCGCGGTTCCTGCGCCGCCCCTGATTTCTCCCCTGCCAGAGCCACCGTAATTGGCGGCCTTTTTTCTCCATCCTAGCATCAAATTGCTTGACACTAGCCATTTAATGCTTAGAATCTAGCATTGCAGTGCTAGATCAATGGCGCTGTCATCCCCCTTCGGGGCGATCACAAAGGGAAACGCCATGCAAATCCACCCCACCGCGCCGGTAGTCGCGCTCAACCACTACCGCCACCACCACCACGCCGCCGAGCCGCTGCTGGGCAGCACCGAGCAGGGCGTAGCCATGATGCTGCGCTACGACGGCTACCAGATGCTGGTCGGCCATGTCGGCGGCAACCTGGGGGGCGCCGTCCTGCCTGTTACCCGCAAGATCGAATACAAGGCCTTCCCCTCGCGCCATGAGTGCAATGCCAAGTGCCTGAACGGCCGGCATAACGGCACCTGCGAATGCAAGTGCGGCGGCGCTAATCACGGCCGCGGCATGTTCACCAAGTTCCTTAAGGCGGCCTGAGCCATGACCGCCCGCGCATTCAAGGATTGCCCCCTGGCCGCGTGTGCGCTGTCGATCGAAGAGCGCGCTAAGTGGCTGAACGTGATCGACCCGATGCTGCGTTACGGAGGCTCGCCGGGCGACTGGGGCTACGACTCCAAGCTGGGCCGGCTGCTGCTGGCCCTGCGAGAAGTCCGCGAAGAAATCGTCAGTACCCCTTCAACGGACGCCTGACCATGCTCCCCGCCCTCCTCACCAACCTCCGCTACTGGTCGATCCCACTGGCCGTGCTGTTCGTTGTTGGCCTGGTTGTGATTGGCTGGTAGCGGGGAAGGAGAAAACGATGTCCGACTTCCTGATTCCGAGCGACGACGCCACCCGCACCGCCTCGGTTCTCCGGGGCTAGGAGACAACCATGGACTATCCCGGTGAATTCCAGACGCAGGCCGACATCCAGGCCGCTGAGCGTCATCAGCAATGGGCGCGCGATGCGCGCAAGCCTGCCGCGGGCCCGAACGCGACCGAGGCCGAAGTGCTACGTGAGATGCGCGCGCTGGGCGGCAACTTCATGCAGCACCTATTGAACCTGTGGGACGCCGCGGACGACGAGAACCGCGAAATCATCCGCAAGGCGTGGGCGCACAAGTTCCGCGAGTACGCCACCAAGGTGCACTACAGCAAGATGGCCATCGAGGCCGACCGTGCGTCGAGGAACTGACCATGGGTGCCTATCACGCGCAACTGATGGATGACCTGATGCGGGTCGCGCCGCCCTACTCGCTGCCGCATGAGCCGGACGAGGACGCGCCGACGGTGACGCAGGAGGAGGCTGTAGCGACGGTTGTCGCCTGCCTGTCGCATGAGTCGCCGACTGCCTATGGCCTGACAGCCGATGAGTGGACAGAGCACCTCATAAACGAGCTGGCCGACAACCAGGGCGCGGTGCTGTTGGTGCTGCTGATCGGCTCGGCCGTGCCGAGCGTGGGCGAGTTCCTGGCCAGCCATCTGAGCAACTGCATCGAGGCCGAGGCGAATCGCCAACTGGCCGAGATGGACCCCGACGAAGCGGAGGCCTACCTGTGATCGGCTTTCTCATCATCGGCGCGCTGTGCCTCTACGACGCGATCGTCGAAGCCTGGAGGTCCCGCAAATGATGGCCTACGCCATGTGGGGCCTGGCCGCCCTTTACGCAATCGCGCTTATCGGCGACGCCTTGATGGCGCGCGCCTGGAGATAAACATGAACAAGAAATATGAATTCGTCGAAGGCGACACCATCGTCATTGCTCCCGGCCGCACCGTCAAGCGCATCCGGGCACTGGTGGCCATCGCCGCTGTCGCGTGGCTGCCGCCCGTAAATCCCGGCGACCTGGGTGGCTACGTGGAATCGGAGGCCAATTTGCAGGTGTACGGCGACGCGTGGGTGTACGGCGACGCGTGGGTGTACGGCGACGCGCGGGTGTACGGCAACGCGTGGGTGTCCGGCAACGCGTGGGTGTCCGGCAAC